GTTGTTACTTGCGTAAACGTTTGTCGTCACGTCGATGCCGTCGGCTGCCGAGTCTAATCGACCGGGCAATAAACCCGCGACCCTTGGGTCTGGAGCAACCGGTAGAGGTACGATAGCCGAGGCTTTGTCTAAACGAGTGCCGGTCGACAACATGATAACCTTATCGTCCTCGACGTACTTTGTAGGGTTGCCCGTTGCTGGGTCCTCGAAAGTCTCGTTATATGCCCACAATTCCATCTCATAGCAACCGACCCAGAACTTACCGTAAAAAGTCGCGCCACTGTTTTGCATTTCTGGGGCTATCTCGATAAGAGAAAAGCGACGTATATCGGCTTGGGCCTGTACTTTAGCGTTGCCTAAAAAGTTCTTAAGCGCGACTTTGCCCATAATTACGCGGTTAGGGTCGATCTTACCGTCGGCTCTAATAACGTCCGCTAGTGCCTCGAGGTCCGACAATGGGTCCGCGCCAACTGCCGACCAACTTGTGCCGGTTGTTGGAAAATGCGTCGCCTTTGGTAAAAAGTCGATGTTATAAGTTGTGTCGCCTGCCGCATTGGTCAAAACTAGCTTACCGGTCTGCAAAATCTGCGAGGCTTGTAGCTCAATGCCGCGAGATATCATTGCGTCGATTTCGGTAAAACCCGTTAGCATCATAGCCAAAAGCTGCCCCGCGTAATCAGTATAGGCCGCCGAGTAGGGGTCTATACCTGCCATACGATTAAGGAGCTCGCAAGCGTCCATCGGAAAAGCTTCGCCGTAAGCTGGGGGCGTAAACTCTTTAGTCGTAAACCGACTAATATCGTTCATATTTGGCCCGGTGCACTTCTCGATAGCAATAGCCACCTTCTCACCAAAGCGCTTAACGTCGATAAAAACCTTGTCGCCGCGATATATGCCGCCCGGTTTAACGGTAAACATACGCTGCAAAAAGCCTGTAGGCTCTCGCATCTGAGTAAATAAGGGCAACATTCCCTCTCTAGTTAATTCTACGGTCATAGCTCTGCCCCTTAGTTATCAAATTCGCTAAGCTCGCGAGTAGCTCGAGCTAAAATTGTAAAGTCGCGCAACTGGTCGACCTCGCCTTGTGTTAGTGCACCAACGCCGTGGGCAACTAATGAAGTCAAACGAACTTGACCTCCGACAATAGCGTTAATAGCTACGTCGCCCGCGCCTGCAAAAACTTGCTCGTCTTGCAATACGGCTAGCGGTATCTCGCTGCCGTCGCCTGCGCCTGCGTCATATTCTTTTAATTTACCGCTCGCGGTAATACGACCCAAAACTGTACCGGCTACCATCGTGATGGCTCCCGTGGCGTTTAGGGTATTTTGTTCATAGTTTGGTTCAAACAGCACGACGCCGGTAGTCGTATTTTCTTGGCGCTCTAAATTTGCCATAGTGCTAAGCCTCCACGTTTAGACGATTAGCTGCCGCGCTTAAAATATTCGCGACTACTGTCTTGTCTTTTGCTGCGCCGTCTGTATCGTCGTCGCCTGCGTTATCAAGGTCGAGGTCGTCGCCTTGGCGGTTGTCGATAGCGGTCTTTTTAGCCGCAGCCATTACATACTTGGCTGTTAGTTCGGCGTCCATTTCGCTACCTTCTGAAATTGCACTAAGGGCGGTTTTCATATCGCCGGACTCAGTACCCATATGCAAATGCGCATTTACGCGCTTGCGCTCATTCTCTACGGCTGTCGCAGAGATGCCCGCCGTCGCCGCTAAAATTATCGCGGTTACTAGCTCCGGGTGTTCGGCTCTTAATGTTGCTAAGTCCATCGGGACCCCCTTGTTTGTGTTCGTTGTGTTAGTGGCTACTTTAGGCACGACCGCGCTAACGGCCTGCTTACTTGATTGGCTTGTATTCTGCTTTGTATTTTCCACACTGTCAACCATTCCCATATCGAGCGCTTGTTGTGCGAAAAATGTGCCTCCCTTGCCGAACTTCTCGGCGACGTCGGCCGCTTCGATATCTCGCCCCAGGGCGATACCTTCGGCGAATAAATCGAAAGCCGCGTCGAGTTCTTTTTGTATAACCGCTACGCCTTCGGCGGTGGTTGGGTCTGGTCGTTTGTCTGGGCTGCCGGTGTTGGTAATAGACATTTCGTCGTCCCAAATTATAAAGTCGACGGCTACGCCCACGCTACCAAATTGCGCGGTCTTGTTGGTTGCGACAATCGAGTCGGCGCTAGCTGCCAGGCCAAAGGCTGCACTCGCTGCCAGGCCGCCAACTCTCGCGACGGTGGGCTTTGTGGTCCCGCGTATAGCTTCCATCGCTTCGAGCATACCGCTAAACGATCCGCCCGGAGAATCTATGTTAAGCACAATCTCGTTAACGTCTGGGTCGCCTTCGGCTGTATGTATCGCGTCAATAATTGCGGTGTATGTGGTATTGGCGTCGGCAAAAACTGCGGCAAACGGGTCGGGGTTTTGCGTCAATACCCCAAATATGTCTATCGTGCCCACGCCCTCGGACGCGGTAAAAACGTCGCTTACCTCCCAACCAACAAAGGCGGCTATCTCGATAGCCTGGTCGCGTGTAGCTTCTCGGCCTGCAATCGATGCGGCTCTTAATTTTTCCCAAATTTTGTTAGCTAGTAACCACATATTAACGCCCCAATTTATAAACTATTGCGGTAAGTCTTACCAAAACAAAACCCACCAAAGACATAACGCCCGCTAGTGCCGGGCCTTTTTGTTGTTTAATTTCCTGGTACACGCTCAAAGCAAAGCCGATGTCGTCGACCGTGTTAGGCCCGTCGTCCCAATCTAAATCATGCGCCCCGCAGGACTTTTCTAAATTTACGCCTAACCAACTTAACGCCGTCGCTACCAGGTACGAAAGCAAACGAGACAAAACGCCGTCGCCTGCCGGTCCGCAAAAGCTCGAGCGCTTATAGTTCATTAAAAAGCACCATCGAGCGCCGCGAGTAGTTCGTCGCGCACGGTTGCGGCGGTGTGGCCGGTTTTAAAACTATAACCCAAATTCATAAATCCATTAGTCGCGTAAGGTGTGCCCGCCGTGCTTTGTATCCAATCCCTAACGGCTACGACGCCGTCGTGCTCCTCGTCCTCGAGGCCTTCGATATACATACGGTTAAGCTTTTTAACTCGTACCTTGCCTTTGGTTTTCTTGGTAATCGGGTCTATATCGATAATGGTGTCTAAGGCGATTTGGGTAAGGTCTGCTAACACTAGCTTGGCCTCGCCCAGGTTAGCCATACGCATAAATAAGATTGCCTCGGCAAGCTCGGCCCGGTGCTCTCTAACGCCTTGGGTCCAACAACGGTATTGACCGGCCTTTATTGCCCAGGCCCTTAAGTCGTTTTCAACTTCTAGGAAAAAAGCCTCGGCACCAATTAAGAATAAATTAGCCGCAATACTCTTTTCGGCGTCGCTTAGTAAGTCCCATTTTGCGGGGTCGTCCGCATCGGCGGGCGCCGCGACTTGCATCTTTGTATAAACCATTGTTTTAATTTTCGATCTAAACGCAAGCTTATCGCCCCACCCTGGGGCCCCTTCTGACAATGCCGAAAGCCCAAACTTATGCGCCTGGGCTATGTCGTCTATCTGGGTATAGCCTGCGGGTGCCGCGTCGCCATCGGGTAACACTTTAATATTAGGATAAAGCGCCTCGTCGTCCTCTTTGTATAATTTCATTTCTTAGCCCACCCTTGTAAACGCACGCCAACGCACCGAGGTATGATCGTACCAAAGGCCGCCGGTCTCGTTGGGTTTAATGTCTTTGTCGTTGTCGTCTCGCAATAATATGCGGTTAGCCGCTAGGCTGCCCGCGTTGTTGTGCATAAGTCGAAGATCAAAGCCGCCAGTACTTATGTTATTTATGCGGATAATTCTAGCAACGCCTAGGGCCGGTGCTGGAAAGCCGGTTATCTCTCTTTGGTTGGCGTCAATGTCCTGGCGTATCATATTCGTTGTGGCAAAGCCTACCGGGCTATAGTCGTCGGCCGTGGCCGTCAATGTGGCCGGAGTTATAATCGTGCCGGTAATTTGCTCGACGCCCGTCTCGTTTGCTTTGTCGTAAACGTTTAAGCCTAAGTTGCCCGAGTCGTAAACACTTTTTAGCATATCGCCCAAAAAGCCTATAGCCGAGTCGGTCCACACGTTTGCGCCGCTTACAAACCACATAGTCGAGGTACTCGTAACGCCTGCGGTCGAGCCTATTACCTGGCTAGCCTGGGGGTGTGCTGCCTCTAATGCTGCCGGGTCGGCGTAAACGCCTAAAAATTTAGCGTCGCCGCCACCGCCGCCGCCGCCGCCGCCAAATGCTACCGAGCCCGCTATCGATGCCCATTTATTTAAACTAAATAACATTTTTTTAAGCCTCGTCTATTATCACAATAACTTTAGCCGCTACGCCCTTGGCGTTGGTTTTTACCCAAGTCGATTTAGCCTCGTTTTGTACGATCTGCGTGCGGGCGTCGATTGTTTCCTTTGCCGACGCGGTGTCGCTATTAACGTCGTTGTACTGGATAAGCTCGCCGAGGCCCTCTTTAACAGTCATAACCATAGCGACCGTAGAGACCTCTTGATAAACTGCCGTTAATGTAATCTCGCTTCTAGCCATCTTTATGCCTCTAATTCGTCTATTTTGTCGGTGAGTAAAATCACATTTTCGCCCAGTGTACTAAGCGCGTTGTTAGTTGTCGAGTTGGGGTCGTTGCCTGGGGCCGTAGTGACGGGCGCCATAGCCTCGACGAAAAGCTCGTTTTCTCTTTTTAGCTTGCGCATATTGCGGCTAAACTTTTGGCCGGTTACCTCGCGGGTGGCGCGTGCTCTAGTAATAAAGCCTTGCTCTACCATCTGCGCATAGCCTTTGGCCTGCTTAACGATGTCGGTCGACGGCTTAATAGCGCCGGACCACTCGGCCAATAGCCAAGCCGTAAAGTTCTCGAAGTTCGCCTTATCTCGCCAGGCGTTTAATATTTCAGTCGAGCGCCCTATCTTGTCGAGTAGCGCCTCGCTTATCATCCAGTCTTGATAAATCGGTGCGTTAAATTGCTCGCCGAAATCAGTACGAAACATATTTAGATAAATTTTAAACTCGTTTAGTGCTGCCATCGATGCGCTATAGTTGCTCGAGAAGGCAAGCTTTAAAATGTCCGGCGGTATCTCATTCGCCCAGGCGATTGCCGATATAATTGTCTCCTCGAACTTTTGCAAGTCGACGTCGACGTTTGATTGAAACGCGACCGGCTCCTCGCCTTGCTGCAATTCTTGCAATACAACGCCCGGCATCCCGGCCGTAAATTCTAACGACCTGGGGCCGTTGGCTGCGCCGTCGTCTATCTCGGCCACCGTCTTGCTTAGTGCCGAGTTTGCTATCGGCCTGGTGCCTGGTTTGTCCTCGCCTTTTTTGATGAACATAGCCAACATTGAATTAACGACGGCCGCACGTTGCGCCGCGTCGCGATATCTGTCGAGCTCTTTTAATGATTGCAATACCAGGCCGAGCAATGGCATACCTCGCACGGTGTCGACGCGGTGGTCGCTACCATAGACTAGCCAGGCCACACGCCTGCCGCTACGTCCGCCGGTTGCCGGTATTCGTTTGCTCTTGCCATCAAGCTGCACAATCCAAAAAGCTATATGCCGCCCGGCGGTATCCATCTCGACGCCGTTCTTAATAATGCGCTCGGCGTTTAGGTCCAGGCCTACGGGGTTGCGCACATTCTCGCCCTTTACGATCATAACCGAGGGGCGTTTTGTGGTTGGGTCTTGCTGTAAAACTACCAGGCAATCGCCCGCGATAAGTGCCTCGCGTCTAACTAGCGCTTGTATTTTATTAAACGTCGACGCCTTTTTAAAGTCGCAGGCCGTCGGGGTTTTTGCCCACAATAAAAACCGGCTTTCTACGTCCTCGGACCAATCGTCGAGCGTGCCCTCTTCTAGTCCTAGGGTTGTCTCGTCGGGTGATGCCTCGGGCCAAAGCCCCGTGTTTATTTCGTTTGTGACCAATCGCCGAATTAATCCGCGAGCGTATAGGTTGCTCGTAAATAATTCGTTAGACCTGGCTCGCAAGGTCCAATAGTCCGGCGCCAATAAATTAGTAACACCAAAGCCGCCGGGGAATTTGCCGCCGTTCCAAGTCCGATCTACCGCCGGGGCAACGTTGTAACCCATCGCCAAAAGCTCGCCGCCTGTATGCCTGGCGAGTTGGTATTGTGTTAATTGCCTGGGGGCTGGGGTGTGGTCGCCTAGTAAAAACGTTTTAAGGCGTTGGGGTATCGTTGGTTTATCCATTAGAAAGCAGGCCTATGTATGGTTACACCGCAGCCATTTAGGCGCGACATCAAGGTAGCGTGCCGGTTGTATAGGCTCGCTAGCATATCGTTTAGTTTTACGATGTCCATTTTAGTGACGGTCTGCTTACTTTGGCCGGTGTCCAGGGTATAAGACACAATGCCACCCACGCCCAGGGCGTCGATAGCGTCCTCGTAAATTGTTATTAGTTCGTCG